ATTTTATAATAAATTCTGTCTTAAAGATAATTTCTCTTTAGATAACAGTTTTACAATTTTGGTTACATTTGTAACGACTACGGTCAGCCATGTAGCATGGACTCAAAATATTAGCTATCATAATTTAACAGGAGGACTATGTTATGACAAACGATTTGCGTTTTAGGCAAATACTTCATAGATTCTCAGACTTCAGATCTATGAGTCGAAGTTTCAAACCATATGCACTCAATCTACCGCCAACTACCAATGAGCGTGTAATTGCTGCTGCAAATAGATCTACAGCTCCAGTTCCATTTAAGGCATTTGTTAGAGCTTGTGAGGAAAACCTCAACATAACAATACCAAATGACTGGTTAATAACTAAGGAATATATTCTTGCATCAGATAATGAAAATATTGCCACAATGACTAAGTCAAATTTTGACTCTAGCAAACTTCATTCAATGCTTTTAGTAAAAGCAGGTTATCAGGCAGCTGTCGACCTTTGTATGTTCGAGGGACTTGGTAAAGCCCGCGTTACACCATTCTCAAATGTGTTCGATGATGTCGATGCTACTTCTTCATCTTGTTACCCTCTTTTCAAAAAGAAAGGTAATATTGAGGCAAAAGAACAAGCTCGTAGCTGGGCTAAAGAATATATCAATAAACCTATCTCACATAGGAATTTGCTTTCACAAGTTGCGGTTTTATTTCATCGCTTCCAGTATAAGTTTAATTCCGATAATCCAGATGATATTATCAAGAAAGTTCGCCAAATTTGGGGTATACCCTATTCAATTTATGCTCTTGAGTCTAGATACTTCAGAGAACTGTACTCGCGCGTAAAGGCAGGTTCTATAGCTACATTTGAACCTAGAACCACAATTGGAAGAAATCTTCCAAATGTATCTTCAACTATTATTGATAAATTTCAAAATTCAGGGTCAAGAATTGCGTCTTTTGATGTTACTAGATTTGACTCTAACATACCATCTTGGATGTATCCTCTTTTCTTTTCTATAGCACATGAGGCTATTGACATACCATATGGTGAAGTGGACCATTTTAATTCACTTATGTTATATTACATCTATACACCATTTGTTAGAAAGAAAACGGGTGAGATAGAGTTTCAGAAAAGGGGCAA